TATATGTCTATCTGATATGTGAAAGCTGTAAGGAAATCCTTATGCTCCATCGTAACAGATGCAGAGTTTGATATCTGCGTGATGTATATAGACGGCATTGTCAGCTCTTTTTCGCTGCCTGCCAGCTCGACAGGAGCTAAAGGTTTAAGGAGATTCGCTATTTTCTGAACAACGTCAACCATGCCTTATAATCTCCTTTATTTCTGTTTCGACGATACGGAACGCTTGCTTGTGTGCCAGGTCAAAGCCTGTTCTGAACATTGCAGCAGGCTCCTGGCCGTGCGTCGTCACGAAGCGTTTAAGCTTATCGGAATAATATGTCCAGCTTTCCTTTGATGTATGAGGTACGGATGGATCACCAGGCTTGCCGGTGCCGAACTCGACATAGATTGCATATTCGACATTAGTCTCAACAACCCACTGCATAAACTTCTCCTGCTGTGCTATGATCTTATTTCTAAGATTTCCAGTATCAACAGGTGTCAACAGCTTAACCGCAGCCTGTATACGTGCAGCTCCACGGCCGAGAAGCTGATTAACTCTCGGATCTCGTTCAAGGTTCTTGATTGTTTCAAGCTTTCTTCGGAGATGCTGCAAGCCCTCAACTCTGAAGCTTACTTCCATGATACACACTCACAGATACTGTGTTCTGTGTACTTAGATACGGATGTTATCTTCATATCTGGTTTTTCACAGCTGTCAAATGATGCCATAAATCCCTCTTTGAAGTGATATCCGTTCGGAACGGTCAGCTTACAGATTACCTCAGATTCCGTCTTTGTATCGTCAGATTTTATTTTCTTAACTGTTTCACATATACAGTTAAAGCGTCCTACAAGGTCTATCTTCTTTTCTGTGCCAACGTAGTCTGAATCTACATCGACCATCTTGAAAATAAACACAGGCCGCATCTTATTCCTCGACAGGCGCATGAATAACACCCACCTTTCTTGGATAATTGTACAGCTGCTTCTTGATGTCATCAGGAATGTCTGTGACGAAGCTCTGACTTATACCGCCCTCGGTCCTGGCTGCTTCTCCTTCGTTTCCGAGCCTGTTGTAATAGATCACAGCAAGCTTTACCACGATGCTTTCTGCACCTTTCGGGAGCTCTGAGCGTCCGATGTAGTCGAGCACAGCGTCTTCCGCCATGCTCAGACACACCTCGGCAGTTTCTTCATTGCACTCGCAAGGATTACCGAGAAGCACTAAGAGTTTATCAAGGTTTGTCATGATCCAACGACAGCAGCAACAACACCGGAAGCAACGCACTTGTTGGAACCGTCCTTGACAGCTACAGCAATGTACTTACCGGAAGCGGTAGTTACAACACCGTTTGAAGGAAATGCTGTGAAGCTGCTCACGTCGTCACCAATATCAACTGCTGCAGACGCTGTTGCTGCGCTTGCATAGTCGCCCTTATAAACAAGTGTGCCGCCTGCTGTGTTACCTTTGATAGTTACCTTTGATGTTGTTGAGCTTGAACCTGCTGCAGCTGTAAGTGTGAGAGAGTTCTCACCACCGCCGTAGTAAGCTGCGATCATGCGAGCCTTGTTGCCAAGGATGAAAGCATCGTGATATACACGGCCCTCAGCGAGCATACCGGAAAGGCCGGGAGGATCCTGATGCAGCTTGTACTCATTGATCTTGACAGGTGCTGTACAAGCCATTGGATGTGTGATCTCGAAGAGCAGGCCTGCAGGGAGTCTCTTTGCAGGTACCTTGATGATAGCTACACCGTCGATTTCACCGACCTGACCTGTAAACAGAGTCCTCTGTGAGAGATCGCCAGCCTTGATAAAGTTTTTATCCTGTTTAATAAGATTAAGGAATGCCGGACTTGCATTACAGATTCTGCCTGTTGCAGGTACGTCCTCGTCATCGATAGCCTGATTAGCATCAAGGAATGCAGCGTAAGCTGTGGAAGTTGTGAGAGCTGTTGTAGCATAGAACTTGTGACCTGCTCCTACTGCGATCTTAGTGAAACGGTAGAGGTCGAGTGCAGGGATGATCTCAAGATCTGTCTCACGACGGAGCTGCTTGCCTGCCTCACGCACACCGGGCTCTGTGTCTGTTGCGTTACCTTTATCGATAGTGAATGTGAATGACTTATCCTGAGTCATTGTCATTTCCTGTACGGTGTCCTGTAACTCTTGAGGTGTGCCGTAGCGGTTGGAGCCTGTGCGGTTGTAGTCGTTGAGCGGTACAGTGCCGAATGCATATACCTTTACTGTCTTTGCTCCTACAAAGGAGTAATCTTTGTTGATGGATGGTGTTGAAAGAGCACCATTATTAATTACTTCATCAACCTTGCCAGAAAATCTGGTTGTAAGATTTACTGCCATAGTTTACCTCGCTTTCTTAGCCTTCCTCAAATCCTGCGAGGAAAGCATCTTTCTGTGTATTGCCGCCGCTATAAGGTGGCGGTGTATTGCTGCGAAGTGCGTTGTTCACTGCGGCTGTTACAGCCTCAGGCCACGCCTTCTTTAATGCTTCAATTGATGCATTGCAAGAATCGGCTGAGCTCAGATTCAGGCAGTCAACTAAAGATGCTGGAAGCTTGCTCTCTTCAAGAATACCGAGTGCTGTATATCTCAGTTCCTTCTCAGCTATTGACTTCTCACGAGCTGCAAGTTCTTCCTCACGCTTCTTAGCTGCGTACTCTGCTTTCTGATCAGCATTCATCTTTGCAAGCTTAGCAGCTTCTTCTTTTTCTGCGTCGAACTTCTTCTGCTGTCTTGCCAACCTCTCAGCAACAATCTTATCAACGTCTGCCTGAGAGAACGTCTTGTCAGCTGCCGGAGCAGGTTCTGTCTTCTGCGGTTCTGTTCCCTGTGGCGCTGGATCACCCTGAGCACCTGCTGTGCCTGTTGGCTCAGTTCCGTCAGGATCCTCAGCGAAAAACTGCATAGGGATTCTAAAAAATTCTTTCATGTGATTACCTCCATTAACGTAAGAGTGACGATATTTCCGTTTATTGCCCGTCGGCTTGGCATCAGCTGAGTGAATCGAACACCCGTCCTCGGTTTTGGAGACCGCCATAATTCCACTATACTAAGCTGATATCTTCCCGACACGAATGTCGGGGACTTTTTATAGTTCAATTTTTTCCATAGACGCTCTTGTTTCCAACGTTGAAAGATAATCAAGCATTGCTTTCTTTTGAAGCTCATACACAACTCTTGTGCTTATCGGAGTAAAGGTAAGCTCGCCCTTATCCCACTTTTCAAGCATAGCTTTAAGCTTGTCATATCTTATCTTTATCTGATAATACTCAGCCTTGAAACGCTCCTGATAATCTTCGGACTGCATGAGCTGTATGGTGTCTTTCAGTTCCATTATAAATTCCTCCTTATTTCTTCGGGATTTTAACGTCTGTATAGCCACTGTCTGCGCCCTGTGGAGCTGGTATCTCTACTGGGACAGATTTACCAGGCTGTGCTTTCGGCGGCTGCTGCGACCGCTTCTGCTGCTCCTTCGGCTCGACGTACTTCTTGTACCACTCGTCGTACTTCATCGATGCAGGAACCTTGATGCGCTTGCCGTTCTCGTCTCTGGCTGCTCTCACCGTTGGCATTCCGTCCTCGAAGTATGGTATTGTTGTACTTCTGCAGTTCGGATGCATTGCAGGCAGGTTCACTCCTGCCTTTGCTTCCTTAACATTGTATATCTTGCCATCCTGCTTCTGGCAGATAGGTGAGGTCCTTGTGTCGAGAGTAGCGACAAACTCATACCGCTCAATGTCGAGCTCATCGTATGCCAAAAGCTCAGCCTGGTTCGTTGCATAGGTCGTTTCAGTCCTGATAAGCCGACGAGAGTTATTATTCGTTGTAGCAAATGCCTCTGACAGCTTGCGTGATGTCTTCTGTATACTCTCACCTGTCATTGCTGCTTCGGTCAAGACCTGTCTCAGATTGCCAGCAAGCTTGTTTGTGTTGCTCCAGATGCGCTTGCTGTAGTTCTCTCCGCTCCAGTTCTCATTGATGATTTTATCGATAAGCCGTGTCGGAACTGCTGAGAACGTCGGCTCCAGACCTACGCCCTGTGCGATATCAAATATTGTATGATAGTAAGCTTCTGGAATTATTCTTTTCAGGAACTCAGTCGTTCCTATAAGATTCACACCGTACAGCTCCTGCATACGTGCCTCTGTCTTCACCAGCAGCGTGTTCAGTCGCTTCATGCGGTATTCGTAGGCGAGTGTTCCCTCGTCTCCGACGTGCCGCAGTATTTTCGCAATTTCAGACTGCACATAATTCAACATTTCGTTATATGATTGTTGAATTATCCTCGCCTGTTCTATGGCAGCCAGCGTATAGTTATCCATGCGCCGATTGGCACGGTCTATCCAGTACTGCTCATTCTGTGTCATTGTTCTGAGTTACAGCAGCTGTCGACATCACGAACTGCTCATCCATTGCCTGTCGCTTTTCCTCCGCTGCCTTTTCAACTTCCTTTTCAGGATCCTCGACAAACGGCAACTGTGCGACAAGTGTCTCACTACTGCATATTCCTGATAGATTTGCTATTACCTGTGCGAGTTCAACAAGGTTCTTCGGAAGGTTCCTTGTGATCGTAATGGTTATTTTCTCTACATCAACAGGCTTCTTTCCTTTGATGGCAAGTATCGCCGAGAACAGCTTTATGCGGTATCTCAGACCTTCCTTGATGTAGCGTTCCTTCTTTTTCATCAACTGCAGCAGTCCCCAAAGTTTAAACTGCATAGCCACTCCTGAAACGTTTGCTGCGAAATGCTCATCTGTCAGATCAGGAATGTATGAGAACTTGTGAATATCCTTTGCAAGTGATTCTGAAAGGAGCTGATCGCCTTGCTGATCTGCCTGACGTGTCAAAAATGATACATCTGATTCAGGTGTCAGCTCCATTACTCCGTTTTCCTTGATCTCTCTGTATGTCTCTGACTTCTCATCCTGATTATATCCAAGCGTCTGTCCTTTGAGAACCATGACAGAGTTAACAAAGTTCTCTTTATCGTCGATGCGGTTAGACTGCTGCTTGTTGTATCCGTCTATCAGACTGATGAGCTGCTCGAAGTCACCCTGTAAAAATCTATTATTGTAGATTTCTATAAGCGTTACCATGCCGAAGGGATTTCCTTCTGTAGTAACTTCTCCGTCCAGAGCATAGTCAGCAGTCAAATGGAAACGCATATACTGTTTATCTGTGCTTATCTCTGCATCATAGCCGTTGACCTGCTGCGTGACATCGTCTCTTGTCTCGTGATAGTAAACACCTGCAATAGGTTTCAACTCTACGGTGCTGTTATAGATAACAAAGGCCTGTGATGGATGTATGCTTGCTGTCTTTGGCGTCGGTGATTCGTCCGAGCTCATGTATACAAGCTCATAGGCCACGCCATAGATTGACTGATCCTCTGCATTATCATTGTCCTGCACGTCTACCTCCGCAAACTTGAACCATTCGAGCAGGTCTGTGAGGTCTTCCTCTGACTGATAGGAAATAGGCTCGCCAATCAGGAAGCCTGAGCCGACATCTGATATGTACTTAGCGTAATTGCAGACAACGTTGTTACATGGATCATCTCTGCGCTTAGGCTGTCGGTGCAGGATATCATGCTTGCCTGTATAGTAATCTTCAAGACGTTGATACCGTGCGCTCAGATTATTTCTATGCATCTTGATATACTCGCATATCTTCTGAGGAGTAACCTCTGAGATATCTTTAAGTAAAAATGGCATTTTATCATCCTCTCAGTTTTGATGTGCCGACCTTTGAAGTTGCGAGATGTGTATAACAGAAGTATCTGAGAGCGTCCATTGCATGATCGTTCTCTTTAATAACCTCATCGTCAGCTGTATCCGGTTTCCAGCTGTAAAGGTTGAATTCCTGAATTGTATTCTTGCAACATGGTCTGAATAGTATCATTCCTTTGTTTAATAACGTTGCTGTGAAGCGGATACCGTCAAGAACTGCGTTATTTGCAGTAAGGACTACAAAACCACGCTTGCGGAGAGCTGCTATAAACGATGCTGCCGAAGGGTCTACTATCATACCGTTGATATGAATACCATCAAGGAACTTGATAAGATCGTCACAGTACTGCTCGTCCGTCTTCTGCCTTATTGAATCACGTCCAGAATAATAATACTCACGTTCACAGAGCCAGCGTCCGTCTGCTATCTTGTGCCATAGCAAGAAGACCGTTGCGTTCTGTGTACCGTAGTCGCAAGAGACGTAATATACAGGAGAGAAGTCAAACTCCTCAGATGTAACGTGTTTATCCTCGTCGAACATCGAATAAACGATGCCTTCTGCGTTCACCCATTCGCCGAGAATGTATCTGTCATAGTATACGGTTCCGGCATATTCCTTCTTCAGCTCCTGAACGAACACAGGATCATTGAAAGGATTATCGTCTATCGTGTACTTCTGACGGAACATATCGGCATCGGAATCAAGGAACTGCTTGAACCAGTGTAACTTTCCTTCCGGGTTGCAGGTGAGGTCGCATTTGCTGTAGCCTCTGTCCAGTCGGGACTTAAGCATTATAAACGCTTCCGGATGCCAGGTGACAACCTCGTCGCCGTAGCAGTACTTCACGCTTGAACCTCGAAGGATATCATTTGCGGTGATCTTGGAAGCACCGAGACACCAGACTTCCTCACCGAACATATAAGCCTTATTGTTGGAGTTGATACTTGATACAAGTTTATCTCCCCAGATTTCCTGTAAAGGCTCTATGATATTTCGCTGCAGCGTTCCTTTAGTGTTGCCGAGAATAAATATTCTTCCTGGCAATCCTGCAACTGCTCTGATCCGCTTCGGAATCAGATACAAGTCCATGTATGTTTTACCGCTACGGGTAGCACCTTCCTTGACATTCCATCGGCAGTTCGCATTCTTGAAGAACTCTTTCTGCTTTTCAGAGAACGGCATATCATTCTCCAATCTGCTTTAGGACATCGTCGAGCTTCTGAAGTACATTGCTATCATCGGATTTCTCTGTGAATATTCCGAACCTCTTACCGAGAAGCTCAGCTGCTTTCAAGCGCTCACGTTCAGACGGACGTTTCTGAACGTTCTGAGCCTCAGAGCATCCGTCACCGATACCGACAGTGAGGATCTCTTCTGATGTGCTCTCACCACGGAGCACAGATGTCAGATATTCGATTACTTCATTTGCTGTTGCAGAGCGTTCGGAGTGCAGCTTGTCGAGTTGTTCGTCTATATAGGCTTTTACCTTAGCATTTCCAAGCATACGGCTTCCGTTCACTGATGCAACTGTATCTTTTTTTACCTTCGGATAAGCAGCCTTGTAAGCTCTTGTAGCGTTAAGGTCGATAAGGTATTCGTCAGCAAATATCTTCTGCTTTTCCGTCACAATAGCTCACATCCTTTCTCTTATATGCAAAAACCGCCGCATATGGCTAACTGCGACGGAGTGCTGCAAGGAGGCAAAAATTGTACGTGTGTGATGAAGCAGCATTGCCAGCACTGTATAAGCCGCAACGAATGCCGGCAGCGCTTCAATTGGTGCCAGCTGAAAGATTTTCACTTGTAGCTGACAAAATTCATGGGGAGCAAGACACTACTCCCCATTCCGGAAAGGAGCATTTATG